ATGACTGCAACAGCAGCCGTAGCAGCAGGCGAAACAGCAATATCTGTAGAAACAGGTGGAACTGATTTAACATTAAATCAATACGCAGGTGGTTATCTTTGGGTAAACGATGTAAATGGTGAAGGACAAATGCTTAGAGTTAAATCTAACCCTGCTCACGATCATTCAACTGATCCGTCAGTAGTAATAACTTGTTATGATGCTTTAGCAACTGCCTTAACTACTAGCTCACAATTATCATTATTAGCTGATCCAAGTAATGACCTTATTGTTGCTCCAGCAGCAGAAACAGGTGCATTAATGGGTGCTACAGTAATTGACCTTACAGCCGATTATTTTGGTTGGGCAGTTATATCAGGACCAGCAGCTTTATTAACTGTAGGAACTTTAGTTGTAGGTAATGCAGCAGTTCGTTCAGGTGGTACAGCAGGTGGAGTTGCTCCAGCAACAGATAATGTGTTAATGGAAGTTGGTGATGTAATGGCTGTATCAGCAAATACAGAATACTCACTAATTAACATGAATCTAGGTTAAGGGGTAAAAAATGGCAGACGCAGTAACTTCTCAAACCATTATAGATGGTGAAAGAAACTGTATTATTAAGTTTACCAATGTCAGCGATGGTTCTGGCGAATCCGCAGTAGCTAAAGTAGATGTTTCTGCTTTAACATCTAACGCAGCAGGTGTAGCCTGTTCAGAAGTTAGAGTAATGCGAGTGAGCCATGCCATTGTTGGTATGTCAGTTCAAATGTTTTTAAATGCTACAGCTAATGTTCTTCTTATGGAATTAGCAGAAAGTAGTAATGGACATATGGACTTTAAAGACTTTGGTGGACTTCCTAATAATGCAGGAGATGGTAAAAATGGAGACATTTTATTTACCACAAAAGGTCACAGTTCAGGAGACACTTACTCTATCGTTTTAGAGATGATTAAAGTGTATTCTGATTAATAGGAATTTATTATGGCTAAAAGCAAAAATTATGTAATATCTGAAACTGGAGAATTTCCAGCACAATATAAAGTTTTACATCTAAATGAAGATGGTATCTACAGACCTGTATTTGGTCCTGATCCTGATTTAGAAGATGCAGAACGTAAGTGTGCTGAAATGAACGGGGAAAGATCAAGGAATGATAAAGGGCAACTTGTTGCTGACGATCCTTCTACACCTGATGTTAATGAAGCTTATGTTGGTGGTAAAACACCAAAGAAAAAAGCTACAAAAAAAACAACAGCAAAAAAAACAACTACTAAGAAAAAGTAGTATCATCTATATTTATAATACTCTGGTAAAACGGAGTATTATATTTATCTAATTGGAAAAATTATGAAAGGAACTAAAAAATCAAAGTACATGGCTGGCGGTGGTAAATCTACTAAAGGTATGGCTGGCGGTGGAAAATCAACTAAATATATGGCAGGTGGCGGAAAATCTACTGAAACAGGTAAAAGAATGCAAACATATAACGAATATGTGAAAACAATGTTTGGTGGTGGCATGACATCTGAACCAGCTATGAAAAAGAAAAGAACTAAAGGCATGGCAGGTGGCGGAAAATCTACTAAATATATGTCTAGAGGCGGTAAAAGCTAATTAAATTTTTTAATGACCAAAAGAAAAAGAGAGAACCCTATACCCAAAACAACTAAGGGTAAGGGTGCAAATTATCGCTCTACTAAGTCTGGTGCTGGTATGACTAAAAAAGGAGTTGCTGCATATCGTAAAGCAAATCCAGGTTCTAAGTTAAGTACAGCAGTAACAGGTAAAGTAAAGAAAGGTAGTAAGGCTGCTAAACGCAGAAAGTCTTACTGTGCTAGGTCTTTAGGTCAATTAAAAAGAAGTTCGGCTAAAACTAAAAACGATCCTAACTCAAGAATTAGACAGGCTCGTAGAAGATGGAAGTGTTAATATTATGACAATATCAAGAGCGAATATGAGAAATCAGATACAAAAAGCTCCTGCTTCAAAAAAGAAAAAAAGCAAGACTAAATCTGGTATTACTATCACTAGAATTAAAAAGGATAAATAATGGCTACAAGTGGAACTACTACATTTAACTTAGACATAAGCGATATTATGGAAGAAGCTTATGATCTTTGTGGTTTAGAGTTACGTTCTGGCTATAGTTATCGTGGAGCTAAAAGAGCTCTAAACTTAGTATTTTTAGAATGGCAAAATAAAGGTTTAAACCTTTGGACTGTAGAACAAGGAAGTGCAACTTTAATAGCTGGAACAAGTAGTTATACTATTGATTCTAGTGCTTTAGATGTTGTAGATGTTTTTGTTAGAACTGATGCTGGAGATGCAAACAAACAATTTGATCAAAGATTAAATCGTATATCAAGAACTGAATACAATCACCAAGCAAATAAATTAACACAATCTAAACCTACACAGTTTTATGTAGATAAAGACAATGATGCAGTAAAAATTGTTGTTTGGTCTACACCTGATGCAGATCAAACTTATTCGTTAATATATGATTATGTAAAAAGAATTGAAGATGTTGGTACTGTAGCAAGTAATAATGCCGAAGTACCTGCTAGATATCTTCCTTGTCTTACTTATGCACTAGCTTATAACTTAGCTTGTAAATCACCTGAATCTTTAAATAGAGTACCTATGATAAAACAAAGGTATGACGAACTATGGAGAGATGTAAGTGATGCAGATAGAGAAAAAGCAGCAGTAAGATTTGTACCTGATTTATCTATTAGTGGTTACTAATGGCATACGCAAGAGCGAGCAAAGCCCTAGGTCAATGTGATCGTTGTGGTTTTTCTTACAGATTAAATACTCTTCAATATGAAATAGAAGATGGTAAACGAAATGGATTAAGAGTTTGCCATGAATGTTTAGACGAAGATCAGCCACAGTTAAAACTAGGACAGGTAAATACTTCTGATCCGCAAAACTTATATAATGCAAGGGTAGACACAGGTAGAGCAATTTCAACAAGATATTCTTCTTTTGACCCTATAGGAGGAGGAGTAACAGTTTTTGGTTCTTCTACTATGGGTTTAGATATAACAGGTGAAATTGGTAAATTAAAAGTGAGTACAGAATGAGTTGGACATTTACAACATTAAAATCGGCTATACAAGATTATACGCAAAATACTGAATCAACTTTTGTTGCTGATTTAAGTATTATTATTCAACAAGGTGAAGATAGAATAGTAAAGTCAGTAGAACTACCAAACTTTAGAAAAAATGTTACGGGTACGTTTACAAGTGGCAATCAATACTTAGAAACTCCTAGTGATTATTTATATCCTTTTTCTTTAGCAGTATTAGATGATAGCAATAACTATAGTTATTTATTAAATACAGATGTAAGCTTTATAAGAGAAGCTTATCCATCTGCATCTACAACAGGTACACCTAAACACTATGCACAATTTGATGATACAACTTTTATAGTTGGTCCAAGTCCAAGTTCAAATTTAAATGCAGAACTACATTATTACTATGTACCACAATCAATTACAGCATCAGCCGATGGCACAAGTTGGTTAGGAACAAATGCATCAGAATTATTGCTTTATGCTAGCTTAATAGAAGCGTATACTTTTATGAAAGGCGAACCAGATGTTATGGCTAATTATGAAAAAAGATTTCAAGAAGCATTACAAAGACTTACTTTATTATCTGATGGATATAATCGTAAAGATGCTTATAGGGATGGTCAAAGAAAAATAGATGTCTAATGACCCCATAAATGAGCTACAAGGCAAAAATATTGCAATTGTAGCTATGGGTCAAAGTCAGATAGATTTTCATCTCTCACAGACGCATAGCGTTGAATTTGACGAAGTTTGGGCAATCAATGCAATGATAGGAGTNTTACCTAATATAGANAGAGCTTTTATATTAGACCCAATGAGTAGATTCCTGGATACTGAAGATGCTGGAACTATGACAGCTATGATGAGAAAACAACTGCCTTTGTGTAAATTTCCTATTTATACCTGTGAGTTAGACGAAAGAGTTCCTAGTGCCATAGAATATCCTATAGAGTCAGTTATCCATGATCTAGGATGTGCTTACTTTAATAATACTATTCCATATGTAATAGCTTATGCTTTATGGAACAAAGTAAACAAAATAAGTATTTTCGGTGTTGACTATACTTATAGAAGCAATATGCATTTTGCAGAAGCAGGTAGAGGATGTGTAGAATTTTGGTTATCTAAATGTATAGATGCTGGTGTGCAAATAGAAATAGCACCAAGATCAACTTTATTAGATACAGATGTTGGATTTGAAGAAAAACTTTATGGTTATCATAGATTAAATAATCCTAAAGTTGCTTATCAAAATGGTCCGACTATGAGTGTCTGTAAGTTATCAGATATACAAATAGAAGAAAAACAAAAGCCTATTGGAATAATAGGTAGAAAAGATTTAAACTTATCTGAACCAGTAGAACCAAAGGAATATTAATGCAAACAGACAAATTTGAAATATCAATAGGTGATTTAGGAGTTCAAACTACAGATAACCGAGGACACTCTATTGAAGAAGTTGCTGAAATGGCAACTAATAAATTAATTTCTATAAGTGATACTGCTCCAGTAGAAATAAAAGCACAAGCTCATGCTTTTAGAGCAAGAACTAAAATGGTTGTTGCACATTACATACAAGAAGGAATAAAAAACCATACTTGTACTATATGCAACGAATTAGAAAAACAAGGTCAGACTGACCTAGCAAATATAATAAGGAGGCTGTAATGGCTATTACTCAAGCAATGTGTACGTCTTTCAAGAAAGAACTATTGGAAGCTAAACATAATTTTTTACTTTCTGGAGGTAATGATTTCAAATTAGCTCTATATACATCAAGTGCAACTATGGGAGCAGCTACAACTGCTTACACTACAACTAATGAAGCAACTGGTACTAATTACACCGCTAAAGGTTCTAGTTTAACTAGAGTTAATCCTTCTACTTCAGGAACAACTGCATTTACAGACTTTGCTGATTTAACTTTCGGCACAGCAACTATAACTGCTAGAGGATGTATGATCTTTAATGACACCGCTTCAGGTGATCCAGCAGTAGCTGTATTTGACTTTGGTGGAGATAAAACATCAACAGCAGGTTCATTTACTATTACATTTCCAACTGCTGACGCATCAAACGCTGTTATAAGAATAGCATAGGAATATAAGTGGCAACAGGTTGGGGTCGTGCTGGTTGGGGTGAAGACTTCTGGGGTGCTACTTCAGTATCCGTTGCTGTAACTGGACTTGCAGGAACTACTACATTAGGTAACGAAGCAAATGTTACTGGTGATGCTAATGTAAGTGAAACAGGTGTAGTCGGAACATCTGCATTAAACTCAGTAGTAGCTGCTGGTTTTGCAATAACAGGTGTATCAGGAACTGCATCAACTGTAGGTCTTGGTGACGAAACAGTAACTTGTGATGCTAATGTTTTTCCAACAAATGTAGTTGGAACTACATCTTTAGGCAGTATAGGACTAGTAACAGTAAATATACTTTCAATTACTGGATTAGTTGGAACGTCTTCATTAGGTACAGAAACAGTACAAGCAGATGCAAATATGTCTGTAGATAGTGTATTAGCTACAGGACAAATAACAAATTTATTAGTTTGGAGTTTAGTTGATGATTCACAAACACCAAATTATTCAACAGTATCAACAACACAATCTCCTAATTGGAGTGATGTTGCATAATGATATATAATTTTATAAGAGGAAAATAAATGGCAAGTACATATGTAAATGATCTTAGATTAAATGAGATGGCTACTGGAGATGCTAGTGGAACTTGGGGAACAAATACAAATACAAATTTAAGCTTAATCGGTGAAGCTTTAGGTTACGGAACAGAAGCTATAACAACTAACGCAAACACCCATACTACTACAGTAGCAGACGGAGCAACTGATCCAGGCAGAGCAATGTATATTGAATACACAGGATCATTAGATTCAGCCTGTACAATTACAATAGCTCCTAATACTGTAAATAGAATGCACTTTATCGAAAATGGTACAAGTGGTTCTCAAAACATAATTATTAAACAAGGTTCTGGTGCAACAATAACTATACCTCCAGGTGATACTAAAGCAGTTTACCTAGATGGTGCTGGTAGTGGAGCTGCGGTAGTTGATGCTTTTGCTAGTCTTTCTGTAGTAGACCTAAAAGTACAAGACGATCTAACAGTTACAGATGATCTTATAGTTGGTGGTGATATAGACCTAGAAGGTGCTATAGACGTAAATGGTACAGCCAACCTAGACGTAGTAGATATAGATGGTGCTGTAGATATGGCTTCAACTTTACAAGTAGATGGTGCTATAACTAATGGCTCTACTATAGTTTCGACTGGAAAAATTACAGCAGATGCTGGTATAGATATTGATAATTTTAATATTGATGGGACTACATTAGCTTTATCTAGTGGTGATATGACTATAGATATTGCAGGAAACATACAACTAGATGCTGATGATAATGGAGAGGTTAGGTTTTTAGATGGTGGTACTCACTTCGCTACAATTAAAAAAGATGGAAACAACGCACTTTTTCAATCTATAGTAGCTGATGGCGATTTTATAATACAAGGTATTGATGACTCTTCTTTTATTTCTGCTCTTATCTTCGATATGTCCGCAGCAGGTGCAGCTACTTTTAATAGTACAATTACTATGCCGAGTGGAGGCGCATTACGTTTTGGAGAACGTGGAAATCTTACTCACGATGCATCATCTTATGATATGACGTTTAACACCAACGGTTTATCTAATACACTTGTAATTACTGGTGATGGAAAAATTGGCAAAGGAACTACGAATCCAGCTGTTGATTTAGATATTAGCAGTTCTCAACCTAACATAAATCTAACTGATTCAGACAACGCACGGATTGCACAACTTAGTGGTAGTGCGGGTGATTTATATTTAAGAGCAGATACAGGAAATGGTGCAGGTTCAAGTAAAATAATATTAGAAATAGATGGTAGCGAAAAAGCTAGAATGGACGCTGATGGTAGAACAGGATTCGGTACAACTACGACAGGTAATGGAAAATTAACTGTACAAGAAACTTCAACAGGTAGTAGTGGTATTTTAGTATTGAATAATGCTAGTACAGTAAATTCAAGCATTACCCCACTAATGCAAATGCAGTTTAATGGAGATTCTTCACTAGGTACTGGTTCAAGATTTATTGCTTTTGCAAATCAAAATGATTTTATAGGTTCTATTACAGGCGCTCCATCAAATGTAGCTTATAACACCAGTTCAGATAGAAATTTAAAAGAAAATATTGTAGATGCTTCCAGTCAGCTTGATATTGTAAAGGCTATACAAATAAGAGAGTTTGATTGGAAAAAAGATTCTCATCACGATTTAGGTGTAATAGCACAAGAACTGTACGAGGTAATACCTAATATTGTTACTGAAGGAAGCGAAACTCCAGATGCAGATGGTTTCGTTATGCCTTGGTCAGTTGATTATGGAAAACTAACACCTTATTTGACACAAGCTATACAAGAACAACAAAAATTAATTGAGTCACTTACGGCTCGTATTACAACCTTAGAAGGATAAAATTATGGCAATATCATATACTTGGGATGTAGCTACTTGTGATGTATACCCCACAAAAAGCAGTAAATCTAATGTAGTACATACAGTACATTGGAGACTAACAGCAACAGACGACACTAATAATGAATCAGATGGCAACCCACAAACAGCTACATTTCACGGAAGTCAAAGTTTAGATACGTCCGATTTGTCTAGTTTTACTAATTGGTCTAGTTTAGACGCAGCTAAAGTACAAAGCTGGGTAGAGGCTGCTTTGACTGCTGATACTGTTACAGCTATGAAAACAGATTTAGATGCACAGATAGCAGAAAAAGTAACACCAACAAACGTACAAAAAACATTAGGATAAAAAAATGGAACAACAATACTTTATAAATATGCTACAAATATTAGATGCGTCAGTAGAAAGAGGCACTTGGAAAGGTGGTGAAATAGAAGGCATAGCTGGTTTACGCAAACAAACACTAGAA